CCCTGTTTAAAAATGGAAGAAGTCGATACTCGTGAACTTATGGGTAAGAACATCACTTCCTTTCTCTCACATGCAATCAGACAAGCGGAGAGTCTCTACCACTGGGCTAACACTTCGATACCGATAGTCGCGACGACTAGCGACAAGGTCGTCAATGGCATTGGGAGACTCCAACATGCTTCCGAGGTGGGCATCCCGAAAGTTCAAGTTCTTCGTGTCGAGGACGAGAAAGCAGAGTTCGCAAAGATAATGCTGAACCAATTGTCAATGGATTTTGATTTAGAAGACAAGTATGCGGACGTTCTTAGGTACAACTCTTTTAGAAGGGCATCTAACCGACAAGAGTTTCTTATGCCGACGATGTGTTGTGATCTGATTATGGCTACATCTAAATCCGGTAAGACTCAACGCCCAGCATCGACGTTTAATCCTGAGAACCAAAAGCATGTCATGGCTTGGAAACGTTGGTACGGGGAAACCGTTTTAGATTTTGGGGCGGGGCTTTTAGACAAGTCAATCATTATGCGCGACGTGATGAATGTAGATTGCGTTGCCTTTGAGCCGTACTACACAGGTGGGAAGGACTCTGGATTTGATGTAGAGGCAGCGAGGTATATTACTGATGTCTTTCTTCAAAGGGTCGCTGAAGGCACTGAATTCGATGCGATTTTCCTTGCGTCTGTTTTAAACTCAGTTCCTTTTTCAACTGATAGAGAACATATAGTGAGGCTCGTAAGCGCTTTGTCGTCCCCTGGCACAGTGGTATACGCAGGAGCCATATCGAGGGCCTCAGATCGCTTCCTTGCGGCTACAGGGGCGAAAGACAACGTATCTAACCATGAAACACAGTTTGATTCCTCATTTTCGGCTGGTTATGAGGACGGAGTGGTTGTTTCTGACCTAATGAAGCACCCGAAGGCTCAAAAATATTTCACTGTGGATGAATGGCAAGAGTTGTGGAGTTTAGGTTTCTCTCATGTGGAGTCATATCTTTATAAACCAAATCAGTTGGTTCAGATGATCGCCCGTGATCCATTGCCCATTGATTCATTGAAATTGGTAGAAGCGATCAAGTTCGAATTTGATCTTCCATACCCTGAAGGGTCATTGGATCGAGTCGAGCAGGCATTGGATGCCTTCTCAGCCAGACTTGAAATGGCGCTCTAGGATAAGGGTATGCCTTACCGAATAACAGAAAGCCATCCGAAGTGTTCGGGTTATGCCGTCGTGAAGAAAGACGGCGGTCGTTTAATGGGCTGCCATAAGACAAAGAAGAAAGCGCAAGCACAATTAACAGCGCTTAATCTCAATGAAGGTGGCCCAGGGTATAAAGGTGAAGTCGTGTTCGGACCTAGTGGTCGGATAATTCTTCAAGATCTCAATGTCGCTTTGTCTAGCAATTTCAAAGAGATGCAAAAGAACCGGCCAATGTCGAATTTCGTGCAGAACGTCGAAGAATACCGCCCGTGGATCGTTGACCTTTTGAAAAACGAGCATGTGGTTCTAGTCACAGCACGCTCTATTGCTTATGAAGACATGACTTTAGAGCGCATTAAAAGCCAGACAGGCTGGATGCCAGATGATTGGTGTTTTAACCCATGGGAAGACCCAGGTGGTAAAGGCGCATTAAGGGCACACCGTGCAAAAGCCAAATATTTGAAGGAAATAATTTTCCCGAAATATGGAGACGACCCGTCAATGTATTTCGCTATTGAGTCAAACAAGTTCTCTCGGGCAATGTACAAAGCAAATGGGATTGAGTGTCGTGACGCAAATCGTGACGATTCGCAACCCTGGAAGACTTTATTGCCGTAAACTCGTCCTATGCGGGATGAGACAATGCCAGAGGGGCCGTGGGAATTTGATAAGGGGGTTACTGAAGTGTTTGAGGACATGCTCGAACGCAGCATTCCTGACTATGAGAAGATGCGGAATGCGTCGTCGGCTTTAGCGTTTGCTTCGGGCCCTGTTGACCGTGTCTTAGATATTGGTTGTTCTAATGGCTTGGCTTTAAGGCGACTAGACAAGTATGCAGAGGTGGAAGGGCACAAGATAAACCGTTTGATAGGGCTAGATGTATCAGAGCCGATGCTTGAAAAAGCGGCAGAAGAGTGTCCCGATAATAACCGTTATTATTTTCTTAACCATGATTTGAGAGAACACTTTCCTTTCCCGCATGATTCTTTTGACGTGGTTTTAAGCGTTTTAACGCTCCAGTTTGTGCCGATTGTTCATAGGTTGAGGATCATGGATGAGGTGCACAGGATTTTGACACCTGGCGGAAGACTGATATTTGTAGAGAAGGTGCTCGGGAACGGGGTATTGCAAGACAACATGGTAGAGGTGTACCACGACCATAAAAGAGAGATGGGGTACACAGAGGAACAAATAGAGCGGAAAAAGTTAAGTTTGGAAGGCGTCATGGTCCCAATAACATCCTCATGGAATGAAGAATTACTGGATAAGGCGGGCTTTGCTGTCCGTGATTGTTTCTGGCGGTGGATGAACTTCTCTGGATGGGTGGCAATAAAGTGAAAGATCCAGCACGTCCAGCAGGCAAATTGATATTGCCTAAAGAAAAACGAGAGATGCTTCTCAAATTGATTTCAGCAGGGAATTACCAACGGACTGCTTGTCGAGCAGCAGGGGTTTCTGAATGGACGTTTAACGATTGGCGTAAAAAGGGGGAACAGGCACGTGAAGACAAAGACAATGGGATTGCGCTCTCAGAAACGCAAGAAGAATTACTCTGGTTCGTTGACGAACTTGACGAAGCCCGTGCAAAAGCCGAAGCAGCACTCGTTGCACGTTGGTATAACGAAGCCGCAGACGGAGACTGGAGGGCGGCTGAAAGGTTCTTGGCAAAAGCATTCCCAGAAAGATGGGCAGATCCTGCGACTCGTTTGGAAGTTACAGGCGCACAAGGAGGGCCAGTAGCGCAACTTTCTGCCCATATGCATGTTCTTACTGAAGCAGATGGTGAGAAACAGCGTAAAGTATTAGAAGCGCTAGTTGAATCAGGCGATTTGCCAGAAAATGTTTTGGAGGCATGGGATGGAGAAGACGGAGACGAGGGACAAATTATCGACGCTGATGTCGTACAAGACCCCGTGCAATCTCCTGATTCCGCACACTCCTCACCCGAAACAGCAAGCCTTCCTGACGTGGAACACGACTAGGGAAGCACTATTTGGGGGAGCGGCAGGTGGTGGAAAATCTGACACGTTACTATTCGCTGCTCTCCAGTACGTTTGTGTTCCTGGTTACTCAGCCCTCCTCCTTAGGCAGACGTTTCCTCAACTTTCCGGTCCTGATGGTTTTATCGACAGAACTACAGAGTGGTTAAAGTCAGTATCTGATTACAACGTAACTAACAAACGGTGGACATTCGATTCTGGGGCCACGCTGACATTAGGGCACTGCGAAAGAGACGAAGATAGGTATAACTTCCAGTCTTTCGCTTATCAATTTGTTGGCGTTGACGAGTTAACTCAGTGGGGAACAGACCGAGTGTATTTGTATGTCGGGTTCTCTCGTGTGCGTAAACCTAATCCCGATCCTTCTTTAAGAGCATGCCCGCATTGTGGGATGACACTTGCGGACGTCCCATTAAGAGTTAGGGCTGCTACGAACCCTGGAGGTAGAGGAAACGATTGGGTCTATGACCGTTTTGTTTTGAACAACACGAACGACAGAAAGTTCATGCCAGCAAGGATCACGGATAACCCCTCATTAGACAGAGAAGCCTACGAAGCAAGCCTTATGGAGTTAGACGCTGTGGAGCGTGCACGCTTATTGGAAGGCAATTGGGAGGTATCTGAAAAAGGAGGCATGTTTGAGCATGACTGGTTTGAAACTGTTGACAGAGTGCCAGAACTAGATGACATGAAAAAAATTCGTTTCTGGGATTTAGCAGCAACAGCAAACGCTAAAGGCAAAGACCCTGACTGGACAGTTGGTGCACTAGTCGGCATATCCGATGGAAGGTATTACGTTCTAGACATACAGCGGTTAAGGGGAACCCCAGCAGAGGTAGAGCGACGAATTCTTATGACAGCGCAACAAGACGATACGAAAACAGATATTTGGATGGAGCAAGAACCAGGGGCGAGTGGCGTGAACACGATTGATTATTACGCAAGAAGAGTGCTCGTTGGTTACCCGTTTAAAGGGATTAGGTCGTCTGGTAGCAAAGAAGAACGTGCCCGAGTGTTTTCGACCGCATGCGAAATGGGCAATGTTAAACTGTTGAGAGGACGTTGGACAAAAACGCTTATAGATGAGTGTGTCCAATTTCCGAAGGGGAGTCATGACGATCAGGTTGATGCCGTATCAGGGGCGATCAATCATTTGTCAAAGAGGAAAGCCAAAGTGAGATTGATTTTATGAACCCATATGAAATACAAAGACGGATGGTTAAAGCATGTGCTTTGGTGGACAAAGCAGAGGAACTCGGATTTTTGCCAGATGAGTTAGCGAAAGAACATCCTAAAGCCAGAGAAACATTAGCCAAGATGTGTGGCGTTAAACCACCTTCGTTGGAAACGTGGGAGATGGTCGTAGATCTATTGGATAAACGTGTCTCTTATGAAGGGGAAGGCGGTTTAGATGATCCTCGGTTTATCCAACATCTGGGCTCTATGGCTGTTGAGATAACTGAAACACTTATCAAGCACAACGTTGACAGCGGTGAAGCAGCGAACCTTTCAAAGAGCGAAAAACGCCGTGTAGCGAGGATGTCGAAGGCTAGCGATGATGAAAGAACATTTGAGTTGGGGCAGAAGTTCTTAGAGATGCGTGAAGAGCATAGGCTTAAAGGGACATGAATACTTTCGTTTCGGTTCCCTTTTGGTCTGCTGAGAAATGTGATGCGATTGTGGAGCGGGTAGGGAAAACCGCTGGGCATGAAGTGTTGACTAGCGTTAAAGGGGAAGCCCCTGTAGTTGATAAGTCGGTGCGTCAAGCCGATATGCATGGGATGAATGATCCATCAATAAACGACGAAATATTGGAGTGGGTGTTAAGTAACAACGAATGGGGATTCGAGTTAGGTGGAGGGTTGCCTTCTGTCGAAGTCCTCCATTATGTAGAGGGCGGTTTCCAACAAGCGCACACCGACTGGGGTGGCACTCATAATAAAAGAAAATTGTCCTTTTCTATCCAATTGTCGCCGCCTGCCAGTTATGAAGGTGGGGAGTTGATCCTGCATGATGGTCCTCGGCCTTGGATGGCTGATATGACGCAGGGTTCTATCACTTTGTTTCCTTCGTGGACATTGCATTCAGTTCAAGAGGTAACGGCAGGTGAGAGATGGTCTGCTGTTGGGTGGCTTCTTGGTGGGAGTTCTTATGTCTAGTGTTTTTGTGACAGAACCAATATTCTCACCTAGCGAGTGCAACGAAATTATTGAGTCAGTTAATAAGAAAAAAAACATTGAGTTTCAAAATTGCTGTCCTCCTGGTGTTTGCCGTTACGCAGAAACAGAGGGGTTAGAAGAGTTCCACGGTCAATGTGGTTACAACCTGAGACAGTCTCTTAGTTTGCAATATGATCAATTCCCTTTTGTGTTCCAAAAGTTTTACGACGTTGCAGAGTATTACAACGACAAGTATTACGGTTTTGAAATTGAGAGCGTGTCAGAAATCCATATAAATAAGTACGCAGCAAGTGACAGACAATTAGAGGCTCATATTGATTGGGGACATGTTTTACCAACTAAACGGAAAATCACGGTCTCTATGTCACTGTCGCCTTTAAGCGCTTATGAAGGTGGCATTCTAAGTTGTTATGAAACTGATCAACCTGTCATAGGTGCTATCGAGCAAGGTGCTGCGACGGTATTCCCTTCTTGGACACTCCATGAGTTGTCTCGGATTACCTCAGGCGAACGTTATTCCGCTGTGGGATGGATTGTTGGGACTAACTCATTTAGATAGCGAGTAGCCTTGTTTCTCGAACACTTCGTCGCCTTCTTTAAACCTGTCGCCGCCTGATTTGCTTAATCCTTCACCTTCTAAGGGCCGGTTTTGGGCTATTGGGTTGTAATAAAAAGGCTGGTTGTCCCATTCGGGGGATTTTTTGAAGACTTCGGCGTAGTCATCGTGCAGGGTGTTTAACCAAACTGGTTGCGTCCATGAGTTGGTCATGTGTGGTTCTGCAACATCGGGATCTGGGAGGCCATTGGTGCCTTGCCCGA